AAAGTATATACTAGCTTTATAGTAACAAATATGCGGTGTGTGATAGCACGATTTGAGATACCCTCTCGAATTATCTGAGCAAAGCAGACCACCGCTCCAACATTCTTGCCTCTTTTCAATCTTTATTGTGATATAATAGCTACATGATTGAAGATTACTCCCAAACTTTATTAGAACAGGAAGAAATGCATTTTTATTCCTGTGTTGCCGATGTTATCCGTGCCTTTCAATGTCATGGAGCAACTCACATCCTACAAGAGGTTGCTAAAAATCCTCAATTAAAACAAGAGCTTAGCGTGTTGCTTCCACGCAACAACAAGCCTTGACTTTCCTTGTGGTTAGTGTATAATGGTTGTATATTAAATGAAAGTTTATCTATGACATTTACAGTAGAATCAAAATCTCAACTAGCCAAATTACTTGCCACCGAAAATTTAACTATTGAGCATCAAAAGCTCAGTACCGCAAAATTCGACCCTAAGAATCGTATTCTATATTGTCCAATCTGGCAAGATATGTCAGGTGCATTATATGATTTGCTTATGGGACATGAGGTTGGTCATGCACTCTATACACCTGCTGAAGGCTGGCATGATGCCGTTTCTACTCTCGGTAAAAAATACAAAGGCTTCTTGAATGTAGTTGAAGATGCTCGTATTGAGAAAAAAGTAAAGCGTAAGTTTCCTGGTATTCGTACCTCATTCGTCAAAGGTTATCAAAACCTTTTAGACCGTGATTTTTTTGGTATTAAAAACCGTGATGTTAATACAATGTCATTTATTGACCGATTGAATATCTACACCAAATCGGCAGGCAATACTAAAGTATCATTTTCTCCTGAAGAAATAAAATTGGTTAATCAAGTTGAAGCTTGTGAAACATGGGAAGATGTTTTACGGGTTACTAAAGCAGTATTTGAATATTCAAAAAATGAACAGTTTGAAACCATGCAACAAGCACTTTCTTCCATGGTTGAATCACAATCAGGTGATGATGGTGATGGTGAAGATTATGAAACCTCCGATTCTGATTATGATGGTGAATCTGAAGAAGATGGCGAAGGCGAAGGTTATTCAGATGATGAAGATACCGACACCGATGGTGAAGGTGAAGAACAAGGTGAAAAATCAGAATCAAAATCCAATAATGATGGTGATGACGGCGAAGGCGAAGAAGGCGAAGAAAACGGTAATCAATTAAACCGTGATAAAGATTCTAAAGCTTCTGATTATGACCAGTTTGAACCTAGTTGTGAAACAGATGAAAACTTCCGTAAGAATGAAACCAGTTTGTTATCGGCAGAATCCAAAAACTATGTTTATGGTAAAATTCCTCAACCTAATCTTGATGCTATCGTAACGCCTGCTAAACGGGTTCAGGAAATATTAAGTGAATATTACTTTGATAAAAAATCTGAGCGTAGGTCTGAAGGCTTTGAAAAGCAATATACTGAAAAAGTAAGAGAATTCAAATCAAAGAATGACCGCTATATTGGTTTGTTGGCAAAAGAATTCGAAATGAAGAAAGCGGCTCGTGCATATGCCAAGGCCAAAATATCTAATACTGGTGACATTGATATTAATCGTTTATACAAATATCAAGTTGAAGATAATATCTTTAAAAAGATGATGAAAATTCCTAAAGGTAAATCTCACGGCTTGGTATTGTTACTTGACCGTTCTGGCTCTATGTCTAGGAATATGTCAGGTTCTATTGAACAAATTTTGGTTCTTACTATGTTCTGTCGTAAAGTGAATATTCCATTTGTAGTGTATGGCTTTGGTGATGCTACTGATGGTCGCCATATGGATTATCCTAAACAAAATATTGAAAGAGGTTTTACTCCTGAATTAAATGAGTTCGCATGGGAAACAGTATTTCTCCGTGAGTATTTGAATTCTAAAATGAGTAATATGGAATACAATAACTCAATCCGTAATATGATTGCTTTGCGTGATTCATATGCCGAGAATTCCCGTGGTCGTTACGGCATCGGTCGTCCTCATGCTGAATCTCTTGGTAATACTCCTTTGATTCAGGCGATGGTTGCTCTTGAACCAATTACTCAAAAGTTCCGTAAAGTGAATAACCTTGACCTAGTTAATCTTGTGGTTATCCATGACGGCGATGCTGATAATTCTAATACAGTAATGCAAGAACGGGAAGCATATGAATGGGAAAATAAGAATGAAAAGATTGTTCGTCCTCGCTCATTCAATCCAAAAACTGATAATGTGTATATCAAAGACCGTGATTCTAAATTACAAGTTAAAGTAGAATCCTGTATCAATGATAGTTATTATAATGTAGAAGATGGTTTGCGTGTCGGTATTTTTGACTGGTACAAAGCAAAAACTGGTGCCAAGATTTTTGGTTTCTTTATTGCAGGCCAAAGCCGTGATGTTCGTAACGGTATTACCAACAAGTATATTGACAAACAAGGTCGCACAGTTCGTGAGCAAGTATATGGTGTTGATGCTAATGCTCGTTACATTCAAATACACAAATCTGAGTATGTTAAAGGTTTGGCTAAACAATTACAAAGTGAAAAATTCTTGCAATCTTACAATAAAGGTTATGATACATTTTTTATTTTGCCTGGTGGTAATGAATTGCAAATTGAAGATGAAGAATTAGTGGTAAGTGGTGTCGTTACGGCAAGTAAGTTGAAAACGGCATTTATGAAAATGAATAAAAAGAAGGCAGTTAGCCGTGTTATGGTGTCTAGGTTCATTGATGGTATTGCGACCTAATGCTGTTGTTTCCATACAACAAGTGGTTGACAATACCTATGGTTTATGATATAATGGTAGTATCTAGTGAAAAGTGGAAAGGTAGTTTATATTATGCGTAATAATCGTGTAGAATTAAAAGAAAAATTTAGTGCTATGTTGGTTGCTACTGGCAAAGGCACCGTTACAAAATCAGAGATTAAAACTATTTGTGCTAAGTTAGGTATTTCAGGCGCCCAATGGTTTACTAAAGATGAATCAAACCGTGTTGGTCGTGGTCTTTATAAAGTGCCAGGTTTGGCAACATCAGCACCAGTTGCTGAAACAATTGATATGTCAGCTCAAGTTATGAAAATGCCAGAGAAAAAAATTGTACCAAGTGGTAATCGTATTACTAATGTTATTACCGACCTTGAAACCGAGAATTTGGTTCCTGCCGTTTACAAAAATTATGTGCCGTTTGGTAACTTTGATGACCTGCTTTCCATTATTGCAAGTAAGAAATTTTATCCTATCTTTATTACTGGTCATTCAGGTAATGGTAAAACAATGTCTGCTGAACAAGCTTGTGCCAAGTTAGGTCGTAAATTCGTTTGCGTATCAATGACACCAGAAACCGATGAATCAGATTTACTTGGTAACTTTGTGCTTATCAACGGCCAAATGGAATGGCGAGATGGCCCCGTTACTGTAGCTGCTCGTCAAGGTGCGGTGCTTTGCGTTGATGAGATTGATTATGGTGCTCAAAACCTTTCCTGTTTACAACGGGTATTAGAAGGCAAACCTTTCTTGCTCAAAAAGAAAAATGAAATGGTTGCACCTGCTGAAGGTTTCACTATCATCGCTACTGCTAATACTAAAGGCAAAGGCTCAGATGATGGTCGTTATATGTTTACCAATGTTCTTAACGAAGCTTTCTTGGAAAGATTCTTAAACACCTACGAACAAGATTGGCCACCAGTTGCCGTTGAGCGTAAGATTATCAAAAAAGAATTATCTACCCACGGTAAAGCTGATGATGAATTTGCTGAGAAATTGGTTACTTGGGCTGATGTAATTCGTAAAACCTTTGTAGAAGGCGGAGTTGACGAAGTGATTTCTACTCGCCGTTTGGTGCATATCAGTAAGACTTATGGTGTGTTTGGTAATCGTATGAAGGCCATTGAGTTGTGCTTGAATCGTTTTGATGATGATACCAAGATGTCTTTCCTTGACCTCTATACCAAAGTGGATGCTGGTGCAAATACAGAAACCTTGATGGCACAAACAATCAGCGAACCAATAGTTACCGAAGAAATTCAAACGGAAAAAGTTCCCTTTTAATTAAGGCAATAGTGAACAAGTCTGCCGTAAAACGCTTGACTTGTTCTATTCGTTTATGTTACAATGGTTGTATCTTGAGAGAAGAACCACCTCTCAGATGTCTAAAAAATGGTTCATTTTAATTATGGAGTTTTACAATGTCTGCAAAGCAAAAAGTATTGTCATATTTGACAAAAGATAGTGATTATAACACTTTAACTGCCGCACAAATGCGTGCTAAGTTTGGTGTGCAAAATGCGTCCGCTACAATTAATGAATTGCGTAAAGAAGGTCATGCGATTTATTTGAATAGCCGTATTAATGCAAACGGTGACAAAGTTTCATTCTACCGCCTTGGTACACCAACCAAGCGCATCGTTGCTGCTGGTATCATGGCACTCCGCCAATCTGGTTTCGCAACATTCGCCTAATTTAACGGCGTTTCACTAGAAGGGAGAGATATATATAATTATCTCTCCTTTTTTTATTTTATGGGTATATAATGGAAATTAAAGTCAATGTTGAAGAATTAAAAAAGAATAAGCTTTTTATTGCTACCCCAATGTATGGCGGTATGGCACACGGCTTATACATCAAGTCATGTTTAGATTTACAAATGACGATGAACAAATATGGAATTGAAACTAAGTTTTCTTTTCTATTTAACGAATCACTAATCACCAGAGCTCGTAACTATCTGGTAGATGAATTTCTCCGCTCAGAATATACACATATGATGTTTATTGATTCTGATATCCACTATTCACCTCAAGATGTTATTGCTTTAATGGCATTAGATAAAGATGTTATTGGTGGTCCCTATCCTAAAAAGTCAATCAATTGGAGTAATGTAGCAGCTGCTGCACGAAACCATCCTGATTTAGAACCAAAAGAACTTGAAAATTTGGTAGGTGAGTATGTATTTAATGTCGTAAAAGGAACATCATCATTTCAGGTATCTGATCCACTTGAAGTATTAGAGATTGGAACTGGTCACATGATGATTAAGCGCCATGTCTTTGAGAAGATGAAAGATGCCTATCCGACTATCCAATACAAACCTGACCATGTCGGTCAAGCTAACTTTGATGGTTCACGATACATCCATGCTTACTTTGATACCGTGATTGATTCTGCTGACTCTATTACTGGCGGTGGTTCAGAAAGATATCTAAGTGAAGATTATATGTTTTGCCAAATGTGGCGTAAGATAGGTGGTACAATTCACCTATGCCCATGGATGAAAACACAACATATTGGAACATATGCATTTACTGGTAATATGCCAGCAGTTGCACAGTATACCGGCAAGTTGTAATATGGTGGAGAGTAAAATCTCCTCTCTTGTAGTAACACCTAGTAAAATAGGTGCAACGGGTAATACCGTTATTAAATTTATAAAAAAAGGAAATATATGAAACCAATCGTTGAGATTAAAGAACATGGTGCTTTTACAGACCAAGATTTGCAAACTGCAAAAACGCTTTTAAATAAAGAAGCACACCCACATTTGTATCCTAAAAAGGCAGGAGATAATAAAGATTTGCCATCTTTAAAATACATTGATACACTTGTTATTCCAAGTGAAGCTATTCAGCGAAACACCACATTAGGTCACGAACAACCAGTTCGTTCATCTGGTGCTAATCCAGAAAAACCAAAGTTGAAACAAGATATTGAAGAAACTGGATGGCGTTTGTATTGTATTCCAATTGCTGTTCGTGAAGTTGATGGTGATTACTATCTGATGGATGGAAGAACAAAAGATGACATTCTGTTAGATAAAAAAGTAAAGAACCGTATTGTTAATGTATATACTTGTGATGATGGTGATGCTCTGTTATCAGGTTTAGATTTAAACTTGACACAACCACCCGCTGGTGTTGCAAAAGAAATTGATATCATTGACGCTGCTCATTATGCTATTAAAGAAGGTTTGTTAGCAGTTGATGAAGAAGAAATTTTAGAATGGGTGAACAAGGCTTGTAAGCACTCATCTATCTCTAAAAAGAAGCGTGACCAATTGCGTTGGAGAATTTTCTATAACAAACAAAGTAAGAATGGTTTGTTACCAAAAGCATGGTTAACTGGTGCAGAAGTTTCTACATGGTTGAAAACACACAACTATATTGATAATGCTAAAGTGATGTATTTGCCATTTGCAGCTTCATCGGCATCTAAAGCACTTATCGCAGCTGCTGCATTAGCACAAGAGAATCCAGGTAAAGAGATTCGCCTTGTTTTGTATGTGAGTAAGTTAGAAGGTTACGATTTGAGAAAGTGTTATGTTCAAGCTATTCTTAAATTCAAGCGTGATTTCTTTTCTAAATTATCACAGATTAGTTTTGCCTATTTTAATGGTAAACAACCATTAGATTTCCCTGTTAAGTTATATGGTTGTGTGCCATCCAGAATTTCTGAAGTTTGTGAAGATATGGAAAAATTAATTATCTTTGGTAAGAACGACCAAAATATTAATGAACAATACCTTTCTACTTTGGGGTTGAGTAATTTGTTTGAATTAGATTCAAATGATACCGAAGAATTTGAGGAAGAAACTGTATAATGAAGAAAGATACCAGTAAAGATTTAGTGAGTGCTTCACAAAATGCAACTACTGGTGGTCGCAAGTTTGATGGTGGCAAACCGCAATATGGTTTGTTACCACCACTTGCATTAAAGGCTACAGTAGAAATTCTTACTTTTGGTGCTGAGAAATATGAGCCTGATAATTGGAAAAGAGTACCAGATTCCAAACGCAGGTATTTTGATGCCATGCAAAGACATCTTTGGGCATGGAAACAAGGTGAACAGAATGACCAAGAAACAGGAAAAAACCACTTAGCTCATGCTATGTGTTGCCTTATGTTTCTTTATGAACATGATGTGGAGTATTCGCTTGACAAGTAGTTTTGAATGTAGTATAATGGAGTTTCAATTACAATATGGAGTTAGATATGCAATTATCAAATGATACAATTAATGTATTGAAGAACTTTGGTGCAATCAACCAAGGTATTCTTTTCAAAAAAGGCAAGGTATTAAAAACCATGTCCTCAGGCAAGAACATCCTTGCTGAAGTAACAATCAAAGAAGATATTCCTAGTGATTTTGGTATCTATGACCTAAACAAATTCCTATCTGTTGTATCTTTACATAAAGACAGTCCTACCTTTGAGTTTAGTGATAAAGAGGTTAAGATTGTTGGTAATAAAGGCCGCAGTAAGATTCAATATCGCTTCTGTGAGCCTACAATGATTAATATTCCACCTGAAAAACAATTGGTTATGCCAAGTCCTGAAGTATCATTTAGCTTAACTGCTGAAGATTTTGATTGGATTATGAAAGCATCTGGTGTATTAGGTTCACCACAAATTGCAGTTGAGTCCGATGGTTCTAAGGTAACGGTTCTTGCTTTTGATTCTTCTGATAGTTCTGCCCATACCGATGCGGTTGAAGTTGCTGAAGGTAATGGTGATAAGTTTCGTTTTATCTTTAAGACAGAGCATCTTGCTAAGTTATTTGGTGGTGCCTATGATGTGCAGATTTCTTCAAAGGGTATTTCCAACTTTAAGCACAAGGCTGTAAACCTGCAATATTGGATTAGCACAGAAACTGGCTCAACATTTACTAAGGCTTAATATGGTAAAGATATTTAAGAATTCCTTTAAGGGTAATATTTCTGATTCAATTGCAATTAATCCAGACTTTGTAATTAGTGTATTTGAAGCTAACGATAGTGTTGGTATTCCAGTTACAATAATTTACTGTGGCGGAATTTCATATGAAGTTGAAGATTCATACCTTGAAGTTGTTGCACGATTAAATGAGCAGTAATTTTATGTTGTATTATATTATGAGGTATGTGAATGGAACATTTATTGTTTACGGAGAAGTATCGTCCTAAAATTATAGTTGACTGTATTCTTCCTGAACGGCTAAAAACACCGTTTCAGGAATATGTCAACCAAAGCAAAATACCCAATCTTCTTTTATCTGGTGGTGCTGGCGTAGGTAAAACTACCGTAGCTAAAGCCATGTGTGAAGAAATTGGTGCTGACTATATGATTATCAATGGTTCAGATGATAATGGTATTGATGTAGTTCGTTATAAAATCAAAAACTTTGCTTCATCTATGTCGCTTACTGGCGGCCGTAAAGTTATTATTATTGATGAAGCAGATTATCTTTCACCTAATGCACAAGCTGCCTTTAGGAACTCTATTGAAGAATTTGCTGGCAACTGTTCATTTATCTTCACTTGCAATTATAAAAATAAGTTAATTGACCCTCTCCATAGTCGGTGTGCAGTTATTGATTTCACACTAAAGAATGGTGAAAAGGCACAGATGGCATCTGCCTTCTTTAAGCGTATTCAAATGATTCTGCAAAGTGAAAATATTGAGTATGATGATAAGGTAATTGCAGAGTTAATCAAAAAACATTTTCCTGACTTCCGCCGTGTTCTCAATGAACTCCAGCGATACTCACAGTTTGGTAAAATTGATGGCGGCATCTTATCACAAATCGTTGATGCTGGCATTACTGACATCATTAAGTTTATTAAAGAGAAAGACTTTGGTGCTATTCGCAAATGGGTCGCTAGTGCTGATATAGATTCTGCCACATTCTTTCGCAAGCTATATGATAGCCTCTATGAAGTATTAAAACCTCAATCCATTCCACAAGCTGTTCTTATCCTTGCTGACTATCAGTATAAGGGAGCGTTTGTTGCTGACCAAGAGATAAACACCGTAGCGTGTTTGACTGAGTTGATGATTAGTGTTGAATTCAAATGAACGATATACTATTAAACATTTTTCAATGGATACATGATGATTATAAAACACACCCATTTAGGTTTTTCATTGAGGTATTGGCTTGGGCAATCAGCATTGGCTGCTCAGTTACTATGGCTGCTACTGTCCCAACTCCCCCTTTACTCACGCTTTATCCTATTTGGATTAGTGGTTGTGCCATGTATGCTTGGGCTGCTTATACTCGCAAATCGTTTGGTATGCTGGCTAACTATATTCTGTTAACCACAATTGATACCATCGGTTTAGTGAGAATGTTATGAGCAATCCATTTGATTATGTGAACCAAATCCTCTATGGTAAAAAAGACTTAATTGTTGATGAGCTAACAGAAAAAGACTATATTCCATTTCTTATTAATCGGTCATTATCCTACCATAAAGACTGTATAATCTACGCCAACGAAATGAATCGTAGGCACTTCCTTGACAAGAAGCTTCAGAACCATTTTTTGATAAATACTATCAGGTCTCATAAAAGACCATTCGCAAAGTGGGTTAAGTCTGAGAAAAGTGAAGATATAGAATGTGTGAAATTAATCTACGGCCTATCAGATTCTAAAGCTCGTGAAGCTCTACGCCTACTTAGTGATGAACAAATCCAAAAACTAAAAGAAAAAACCAATACGGGTGGATAAACATCATGGTAGATTTAAGCAAGTTCGTTGAAATAACACTTAACGAGCAGGATGATTTTTTGAAGGTGCGAGAAACATTAACTCGCATTGGAGTATCATCCAGAAAAGAAAGAATATTGTATCAATCTTGCCATATTTTACATAAGCAAGGACAATATTACTTGGTTCATTTTAAGGAACTATTCGCACTTGATGGTAAACCATCCAATATTTCTGAGAACGATATTCAACGAAGAAATGCGATTGCAAAATTATTAGAAGAATGGGGTTTAGTGGTAATCGTTAATCCACAAATTATGATTGACAATATTGCACCACTTCATCAAATCAAAATTATCTCATTTAAAGAAAAGCATGAATGGGAATTAGTAACAAAATATAGCATTGGTAAAAAACCAGATTCGGTATATTAAGAGCTTCACCTTAGGACCGACTTATGGTACGAAGCGTGCTAAAGCGGATTTGACGATACGAAATCGCTGGAGTCCGTAACCAGCACACTTAAATGTGTTGTACCAAAACAACACCGCTTGACAAATAGTTAAAAATATGGAGATTTAATTATGGGAATGTTTGATTATATTACC